TCTACCTCCAAATTCACTAATTCTTAAAACAGTATCAGGTACACCAAAACAATTTATTAAAGCACGTAAACCAGGTATAGTACCTTTAGTTTTAGCTAAATAAGGTAAGTTATGGTAAATACGTTTGTATACTTCTTTATTATAATTGTCTATAGGAGTAACAGATGCTTCATATGAAGCTGTTACATAACTTGTAATTAAATCTGATCCTGTAGGTGATAAATTTATACCTGTGCTCCCAGAATTAAATCCTGTAAAGGCATTAAATAGGTCTTCGGATGTGAAGTTATTTTGATATAATTTTACTCCAAATGATCTTAATGCCTCTGCTACTAAATCTTTAGAAATACCATAATCTAATCTATTATCAGCATTATAGCGATTAGTTACATCTTTATAATATGTCCATAGATAATCATAATGTTGTCCTACTAATTGTACAAAAGAATAATATGGTGAGTTTCTTTCATCATCACGTATATATTCAGGTATAGTGTAGTATAAATAATCTTGATTATTTCTATCATATATAGAAGCACTTAATAATCTTCCTCCATAATAAGCAGATATAGGATCAGAACTACCTAACCAAGTTAGAACTTCATTACTACCAGTTGAATATAAAATGTAAGGTATTGTACTGTTAGATTTAGGCCATGTATATGAACCTGATTCGTAGTACATATAATACTCATATCCATCAAAATTTTGGATTATATCTGTTATTTTATTTTGAATAATAACAGAACTTGTTAATGATGATGTGACACTAGATAATAAATTTAATTCATTACTATATGTTTCTATTTGTTTTACTTTATAGTAAAAATTATTTAATCTAGTTTCAACTGAAGAGAAATGTATAAAATTAGAAAAATCAGTATAATCAAGACTAATATCAATTGCTTTTTCTTCTAATATACTTTTAATTTGATTTACAGATGAAGTAAGAGTATTAGATAATAATAAATTATAATTAGTATAATCTGTTGAATTATTTATTCTATCCTGTATATTTAAATTAAAATTTGGACCTTTTATACCAAATGTTACTATTGGTGGGGTTATAGGATCTGGGGTATAACTTATATTAAATGCTAAAGAGTCAGCTATTTTAGTTACAACCCAAAAATCTGAGTTAGTACTAATATTAGAAGGAAGAGGATTATATAAATTAATTAATATATCATTTGTAGTAGGATTAACTTGTATATTGTTAGCTACTGCTAATGTATTATTACCAAAATTTAAATAAAAATCATTAAAATAAAAAGAAGTATTATTAGTAAAATTATTAACTATGAGAACAGGATCTATTGATGGTGAAGTATATTTAACAACTAATTCAGTTCTATCAGCTGATATACTTTTTATAAAAAGGCCTTTATTTATAGGATTAGTTAATAATTCATTCCTATAAAAGTTATAATATGTATTATAATCTCCAGATGTTATTCCTCTATTACTTAAATCAACTTCAGGATTTATTTCTATAGAACTAATATCATTTGATACAACTGTCCCATCTATTGGAAATGAAAAAGCATTATAGTTGTAATCTACAGTTTGAAATGAATTATTCTTTGTAGAAATTACATACTCAATATAATCAGTAGATGGATTAAATGTAGCCTCAATTTGAGTTGGATTAATTAATCTTTCATCCTGTGAAGAATAAGGGGAAGAAGAAAATATTTGAGATATGGATACAGCCATTATGTTATATTTAAACTAGATGAAAATTGAAGATTTAAAACTTGTTGATTAACTGCTAACAACTGTTGTCTTAATGATGATATTTCATCTAATAAAAGTTGAGTTTCATCATTTGGAATAGCAACATTTATATAATCTCCACTTGTTTTAACTAAATACTCATGTGAATTTATATTTCCTTCAGCTGGGATATCATAAAATATTTTATTATAATACCCAAAAAATTGTTCCACAGTTATAGTATCTTCAATTGGTGGTGGTGGAAGTTGTAACTGTGTAAAAGAAGTATCAATAATATTAGTATATTCTCTTCTATTATAAACTGTTTTATTTAGAGGATAATTAGCCATTTATTACTTTAAAATTGTAATTATTATCAAATATTAAAACATTACCATTAATAACAGTTTTAATTAAAATACTATAATATCTTTCAGGTTCTAAACCATTCATATATAATGTAAAATAACTTCCACTAGCATCCACGCTTAATTGAGTAAATTGATTATCAAAATCAATTACATATTCATTAGTGTATGTATCCTTGACAGCATAATATGACGCTGTTGGTAAATAATAGTTTTGGGTGTAATAAGAAGCTGTTTGAAATGTTCTAGCTGGGTATTCAGGTCTACTATTTACTCTAAATTTATTTATACTATTAGGATTAAATACACCAGGATTTTCATCTATAGATATTGTAGCTGGGAGTGTGTTTAATTCAGTTAATGATCCAGTACTAAATGAATAATCTCTCCATTTTATTTCTAACTGTGGAGGGTATATAGTATGAGTATCTCTTGAAAAGTAATCTAAATTAATATTATATAAAAGACTATCTACAAATTCAACTGCTTGTTTAATAATAAATCCATTATTAGCTATAGATCCTGAAAACCAATCATCTACAATTGGAGTAACATCTATGTTAATATCTTTGTCATCATAGTATGAAAATGACTGCGTATAAGATGAAGTATACCAATTACCTCCACCACTCACGGAACCATATGATCCTGTTACTCCAGCGGGGAATCCCGCTGTAATCCATGCTCCACTACCTGAAGTTAGTCTATCATACCAACTTACTCCATTAGTATACTCAGGAGAGTAAGAAAATTTTCCTGTACCCATGTTCCAAGAACCAGTTACAGCATATATCTCTAAAGTAGTGTCTGAGTTTAGACCATTTGCTTCTGCTATAAATCCTCTTAAAGAAGCACTCCAAATAGATCCACTTACTTTATTAGTAATAACATCTGATATTTCATCTGATGAGAATTGAATTAAAGTCCTAGCAGCTTGGGTATTACCACTATCTTGGGCGTCTTCAATACTTACAGATAATATTTCATTTAATCCTGTGTTTTTATTAGGATATCTAGAATATATTGTAGCGTCTTGTGAGGGAAATAATTTGTATATAGCCATTTGTTATAAATATAAAATATTAAAAAGATACAACTTTACCTTTAATATCATTATTAGGATATTTTACTTCAAATATCATTGGGTCTAAAGATGGGTAAATAACATTATTTTGAGTAGCACCCACTATATCATAAGCGTACTCTGAGTATCCTAATATAGCTCCAGTCTTATTAATTATAACTACATCTTTAACTGTTTGAACTCCTTCTACTTTATCTAAAAGTAAATAAATATCTTTTAATATAATAGGTTCATTTATTTGCCAATTATTTAAATTAAAAAATTGTTTTAGTTGAGTAATACAATTAAATATAACTTCATTACTATTATACTGAGGATAGACAGTAATATTAAAATCTACACCTATGTTAATAATAAACGCGTCTTTAATTTTAATAGAGTCATTTATTACTCTATTTTGTGAGATATATGTAGAAAGATTTTGTTTTAATGCTGGGGATGCTTGAGTTAAATTTCCATTAACATCATAAGATAAAACATATAAATCTAAAATAGATGGAGTTTCTCCTGGAAGGAGAGATGATATTTTTTGAGTTTCGATATATGCTTTTGATATTGAACCATAATCTGGAGGTAAACTCATAGCTCTAACTAAGTAATCATCTAATGTGACACTTCTTTGTTGAGTAGTAAAACTAGCTAAAGAATTTAATCTTATTTGTTCAATTGTGTCCCCAGGTGAACCCCCATTAGCAGCTGATGGATTGTTTGTAGCTACAGAATTAAAAACATATTGTGCTAAAGTAGCATCTAACCCATTATTTAACTTAATATTATTTTTATTAGTTATAACATTTAATATACCAGAAGCTACATTAGATGTAATTCCACCACCAATTAAATATCTTACTGTTAAAGTAGTATTATTAGGAGCAATACCATAAGTATCAGTATATAAAAAGTTAGATGGAGAAAATGCTGTTGTTAATAATGATCTTTTATATGGTAAACCTAAACCTATATTATCTGGGTTAGGGGTGATTTCTTCATCAATATTTGATGTGTTTGTTCCAGCACCAAATTGTAATTGTAAAGTAGTTGGGGTTGTAAAACGAGTAACAAATCTACGAGGAATTTTTTTAAGCTGAAGAAGAAATGGAACATCACTTTGATTAACTGAAAAGTTAGGGTTATTTACATTAGTATTTTTAATAGTATCATATACCATTTCTTGAGCTAAGTATGGTACCTCATACCAAGTATTTCCATCACTATCAGTTATATCTAATATTTTAATTATATTAGAATCTTCTATTTCTACTGTTGGGTATTTTTCTACAGACCCAAAAGAGAATGTTGTTGTTTTAATTTCGGCTGATATAGCTTTTCTAGTTTTCTTTAAAAGAAAATAATCAACATTATCTCCAGTTGTTTGATAAATAGTTACAGTTGTAGGATCTTGTGAGCTAGAAAATGAAAAATCAACTGGGTCTTGTATTAAAAATGAAGTATTTTGATTTAAAGATGAGTTAATTTGAGTATTTTCAAGTAATTGAACAGTATAATTATAATCTGGGGTATAATTTGTTCCTGATAGTATAGCTGGAATTTGTTGGTATATATCAACATCAACTGTTGCTACTCCAGTAACTTTTGGAGTATAACCTAACATATATGCTAATGAATATATATTATTCTGTTGTCTAGTATATTGGATAAAATTCTCTTGAATTTGATTATCAAGGTAAAAGGATAATACATCCCCAACATAAGCTGACATTTCAAGAAACATAGTACCAGGAGAACTAGGAGTAAAATTAGCGTAAGTTGAAGGGAAGTAAGTTTTAGCAAATTCAGTTAATGTGTTTTTGAATTCACTAAAATCCTTATTAATGTATTTAATGTCAATATTTTCAGCCATATTATAAAGTTATATCTATAGAATTTTTATTACCAGCAAATGAATAATCAATAACAATATTAATTGAGTTAACATCATAATTTGGATTAATATTTACACTATTTGTAGTAATTTGTGGGAAATTTGCTCTTAATCCTTCTATAATTTGTAATTTAAGATTATTTAAATTTACTTCAGTTGTACTTTGAAATATAAATCTTCTTAAATCACTACCATAATTTGGGTTAAGAACACGCTCACCTTTATTAGTTAATATGTAATTAATAACATCTGATCTTAATTGTTCTGTAGTAGTGTATGTTGAATTAAATACAGCATCTGAGCCACTAATTATTGAACCAATAAATGGTAGACTTACTCCAATAGCAAGTTGATAATCAAGATCTAATGGATTGTTATTTTCTATTCTATATGCCATTATTTACTATTCATTAGCCCCATTATTTGGTCTAAACCTACTTCACCACCTGGTAAGCTTGATCCTTCACCAGTTGTGTTAACTGGGGGTGGAGTATATGCGGGTTGAGCGTGAGATGAGTTAGCAGTAATAGTAGTATCAAATTCACCTCCAATCATATTTCTTAGATTACGTCTAAGGTCATGATTTACAGTAGTTCCAGATGTTTGAAATGCTACTGGTTGGGTAGGAGCGGGAACATATGTTTCCTGTACTACTGTTTTAGGTGATTTAACTGCTTCAAGGAGAATATCTTTTAATTCTTCTTGAATTGCTTCACGTACTGCTTCTTTAATTAATTTTTTTAGTCCGTCGATTTTCATATGATTATAAATATTTGATTATTCAGCTGTTATATTA